CGCCTTATCCACGTTGCACGCAAGGGCGATGCGACCAACTACGACCGTATGGTGTTCAAGACACGTACGGACCTCAGCGACCGTACCAAGCGTCTTTTCAGGCATACGTTTCAAGTAGAAGTGGTGACTCTCGCTGAATCAATAGCATAGGTGATACAATGGTAAGTCAGGCATACAAAGGAGACGTCTCGGAAGTCCTCATGGGGCACGAGACTGGTATCTTCATTGAGCACGGCGAACCATGCCACTTTGACACTACATTCAGTTCAAGCACGCCCGATTTCAATACGATTACGTTCACTGAAACGGGGCACAGTAACCATAGCACGATATTTGAAAATGGCAAGGCTATTCTTAAAGTTCCAGTTGGTATGCTCATAGGTCAAAAGATTTCGTTCCACAAAGTGTCAGGGGGAACAGGCACATACACATCGGTTCATGCCGATGGATTTAGTCAAAAGGTGTTCACGATTGTTGACCATACTGTTGAGAGCAACGCTACGAAATTGAAAGTAGTGCCACGTTTTACGACGACTACGCTCGCAAGTTCGACGGGTGATGCTATGCTCATCCACTCGACAGGCATGCCTACACTCGCAAGTGGTTCGACGTTTGCTCACTCATCGGCTGCTGATGCATCAAGTGAATTTTCACAAATCGACCAATTTATTGGCCTTGCATCACACATGAAACTACCTGACACAAAAGTCACGATGCACAGACACCACGTCATTGGATTAGGGCGTCAGGCTGCAATCCAACAAACAGGGCGTGTGTTCCATCAAGGTGCTCAGTTAGAAATGCCACTGAACAATCCACGATGGTTATACTACAGTCTTGGACGGGAAGCGATTGATGCACATACATCTGTTGCAAGTTATTCACAAGCAGGTGTAATCAAGACAGGGACAAAGGTCACGGTGGGTCAAACATATGTGGATGTGAATAGTGTAGATTTCAACACTGGCAGTGGCTCCCATGCGGTTGCTATTGGTGACTACATCCTCATCCGTGACACAACACGCGTACCAGTCATTGGGTACGATGTCCCTGATACTGGCGCATCTGACGACAAGTTTTGGCCGCCTGCGTCGACATCTACACTCACATCAGACTCAGAGCACTTTGAAGAAACAGAAACCAGTGAGTTTAGACGAGTGGTCGCAATCGAAGCATTGAGCAGTGGGGTTCGTTTGTTTGTGGATGACCCATTTCAATTTGAACACATCAATACAGATTCTATTTTTGCTTACAGATTTAACGGCACTACTTCAACAGGTAGCCCACACGTCAATTCTGATGGTACGATTACAAACCCTACTCGTCGCCTTTTATTTTCAGGTGACACGTTGCCTTCATTCTGTATTGAACACAGCATTCGCAACCGTGACGTTGGCTCTCACAGCAACGAGAACAGCAATGCACCCGGCTCAAGCACAGACAGTAAGCAACTGACGCGTGTGTTTCGTGGGTGCAAAGTTGTGGAATACGAATTGAATGCGACCGTCGATGCTGAGGTAAAGTACCGGTGCATTTTCGATGCACTGTCGTGTTACACAGACACTGGTCGCCTTGAGTCATCTAATGCAGGTGACCGATACCGTGCTCACCGTCTGTTCCAAAACACGGCGACTGACGCAGCGGGTCGAAAGGAAGCAGGCATAGCGTCAGGTTCTGAGAAGCCATTCATGTTTTACAACGGCACAATCACAGCCTTCGGTCAAGACATTGGCTTCATTTCAACGTTTGAGTTGCGTGGCAAGACAGGTGTCGAGATATTCCACACCATGGGCGGGACACCCGTAGCCGAATCAGTCGACAGTAGCAATCGTTCACTCAAGCAAGTACCGTACGGTGGCACACGCAACGCATCGATTATCCGTGAAGGACGTGAAGAGTTTGAACTTGAGATGGATGTTATCATTCGTGATTCGCTTCTTTTCCACGAACTTCGCACACATCGTGAGGTATCAGGTACAGGCGGCTCAACTGGTAACATCATTGAAATGGTATTCATAAAACCGTCCACAGGCTCGACAGGGAGCCAGCAACAGATACGCGTTATCTGTGACGACTACGTGATTACAGATGCTCCAATCCCAGTGCCCGACGACAAAGGGCTACTGCACTCCAAGATTATGATTCATCCCAAGAACATCAAGGTGATTAGCACCGACACCCTTTTCCATTGCTGAGTGATAGCCATGCCAATGAAACATGCTATAGCACTTCATCCACGCAACGAGATTGCTATCGTCGTTGAAGAGGAAGAGGAAGTATTCAATCCTGAGGCTGGTAAGGTCTCAGACGCCCCGTTCGGCGAAAATGTCGCTCCCAGCGAGCCACATGAGGCTGAGCAAGAAGCCCCCTCAGAAGAGGCTGCTTCAACCGAAACAGTGAGTGAGTTGGATGACAACACCGAAGAGAGTGATAATGGAGATTGACGGAGACGAAGTGACAATAGAGGTAGCCAAACCCACGTTTTTTGACGTGCAGTCTATGTCACCTATTTTCCTGAGTAGCGACCCGCAACTTGAGGATTACTGGCAAGAAGCATTCCGTCGATGGGTCACGGCAACACCTTCTATAGATTTCAAACAACTGTCAGCCGAGGATGGCGCTGAGATAGCAAAGATGCTACCAAGTCCATCCGAGGTGGTGAGTTGGCTAAATTTTCAAAAAGCGAGGTCGGACGAATAAGGGACTACGTCAATGGACGTAAACCCGATGACTGGCCTCGCATACAACAACAAGCAGCAGAATATCTATTGATGACCCACTACTCCATGACACTGAACAAGGTGAGACAACTTGACCCGCAAGACGCAAACCAACTCCTCGTATGGGCTACCGTCATGCAACAGCATGACAAGCCTGAACAACGTGACAGCATATATTTGGGATATGACAACATCCCGCCTTTGGAGTGAGAACAATGGTTGACGAAAAAATTGACACAGGTACAATGGAATCGATGAAGCGATTCTCCGAGTTTAGCGAGAAGTCACGCAACAACATGCGCTCGCTACGTGAAGAGATTCAAGAGTTCAACAAAGTGATGAACGCTGCTCATTCAACGACCGATACTTTACGAGAATCGCTAAGGCAAATGAGCAATATCCAGCCAGCGGAAACGTTGACTGAAACGCTTGAAGCAAACAGAACAAATGCTACGGCAAATGCACGAATTGCAAATACCCCTACCCCCGCACAACCTCAGGCAGCCGAGCCTGTTGGAATGAGTCAGAATGTCACCATCAATACGCTTCGCATCGATGTTAGCGGAGTGACTGACCGCAGTGATAAGCGAGCACTGGCACGTGAAATCAGCGAGATGGTTACGAAAGAACTGCGAGCAAAGATGGGCGGTCCACTGTCCACGTCAGGATTAAATCGAGGTGTCTGATTTGACACAGCGTGTTCCTATTCGTCTTGTACAG